AAAAGTGGATTCTGAATGCTCATTCTTCTTTAAACGTATCCTTCCATGCTTCTAAATTCACGTTAGCTATGTCTTCTACCAAGAATGGTATCCAACGTTTGTCAATTTCTATAGGTTGTGGCCAGTTCTTTTTGATGGCTTTCATTTCTTCCTCTATTAAAGATATTTTTACTTTCCCGTCAATATATACGATTCTCATAAGTACCTCATTTCTATATCTGCTTCTGTTTCAATTACGACACGAGCTCCACAAGATAAAATTGCTTTATCATTGCCACCATATCGTACCCTGGAGGGTCCGTTGATAATGACCTCATGACAGTAAGTATTTTTCTTACCTTCTTTAACAGTAATCACAGGCTCATTCTCATTATTCTTTTTGTTACTACGAATGACATGTTGATTAACGTGAATATATTTTTTCATCGTATGACCTCCAGGTATTCTCGATCTGATTCTGAACGCACCAACCAAAGTTCTTTTCTTGCTCGGGTTGCCCCTACATAAAAGACTCGGTGTTCATCATCAGGGTTGTTGATTAATGCTTCTTCGGCTTTTCTCGATAAGTCTAAAAGTAAAACGACATTGTCTGCCTCTCCACCCTTTGCACCATGTATCGTAGAAATCTCTATTTGTGGTTTTTGCCAGATGTTAATTCCTCTTTTCATTAACTGTCGGATATATATCACTTTACCATACGGTATTTTATCTAGTGCCTGATACCATGTCGCTGTTTTTTGAATTAACAAACCATGTTGAAATAAAAGTTTTTCATAATCAAACTTTTCTTTGTCATCAATATTTTTTAAATTTTTAAAGTTACGCTGAACACCCACACCCGAACTCATGTATTCATACATGGCTTTGACACCATCTAAACTAACTGTTTCTCCTTCGGATATTTTATTCCAGGAAGCGATCGCATGTTTGAGTTTGTCCGCTATGCTGCTTTGACCAAATCGTGCGTAGTAGTAACCCTGTTCCAAGAAGAACTTTTCAACTTTATTAAGTATGTATTTAGTCCTTGCGAGGACGAGCCATTCTTTGTCTTTATAGGGTATGGCTTCATGTGAATAGACTGTAACAACTTTACCCTCTTCATCTTTAGCTTCCCATTCTTTTTCCACTCGATCTTTGATATTTCGAACGATCTTGGATGCCACGAAGTGGTGGGATTTAGGTATTCGGTAGGATTTATTGAGTACGACAGAAGTGCCAGGATAAGACTGAAATGTATTAACATCTGCACCAGCCCATTTGAAAATAGCCTGGTCATCATCACCAGCGATGTATGCCCTTTTGCATTTTGATATGAGGTTTGTAATAACTTGCCACTGTACGAGCGATAGGTCTTGTGCCTCGTCAACGATTAATACCTCTATATTTGGCCATACTTCAGGTCTAAGATTAAACTCTATAAGCATGTCAGTAAAGTCATATAATTTTCTAGTTTTTTTGAACTCTTTAAGATACTCAGCAATCTGTTCTAACTTTTTCCAACCACCGACAATGTGACCAAACTTAGAAAAAGTTTCATATAAACCCACTCCTGTTATTCGGGATAAGTCAATAATTTTTAAATAAGGATCTTGTTGAATAAAATTGCCGTCATCGTCATGTGTATCTTTCGGTGCAAGATCAACTTTCATTGCTTCTGAAACTTCTGTATAATGTTTCGGCTTCATTACATCGTTAGTTGATAAACCCAAACATTGAAATGCTAAACTATGAATAGTTCTGAAATAACGAAAATCTTTTTGATCGAGTTTAAACTTATGGGAAGCTCTGTTTATAGCCTCGCTTGCGGCCTTCTTGGTGTAAGCCACGAAAGCTATATCCTCGGGTGTCAAGTTCTTTTCTAATTCTTGCTCTACAATATTTAACAAGAATGTCGTTTTGCCAGTGCCTGGTGGTCCATAAATCTTTTTTATTTTAGAATGGGATATCATCTTTGACTTTCGGTATATTCAGTTTGCCTTCATTCTGAGGTTTAGGGTCAGGTATAAAAAATAAATTCTTCACCGAGTTTTTATTTATTCTCATTTGCTTGGAGTCTCCGCCTTTGTCCCTGATCAGTGAACCCATTTGTGTGGTTGAAAATTCTTTAAATTGTATTTTACGAAGGTATCGCTCGAGGCTTGATAACTGAAAATAGATTTTTCCATCACTCTTCCAAACACTATGATTTAACACTTCTTCGATCTCATCGGTGATGTGTTGATTGTATATAAAATCCTCTAAATGTGAATAGAAACGACCTTCCTTTGTTACCTCGGTTGGCATCTTAATAATTTCACAGCTCTCTAATAATTCTCTAATACGAGCCTCATAGTCTCGCTTAGACATCTCCACCGGAAGACTGGTATGTGTCTCTAAAACCTTTTTTCTAAATAATCTTTGGTCCATTAGCTCATCTGTGGTGACCGTGATCCGTGAGCCGTCAACATCGAGGTGCCAAACAGATTCATCTGACTCTAGTTTGGTGAGATTAGCAATATTCATCTCTACATCATCTCGACCAATACCAAACTTTCGAATACGACACTTGGAACTATCACAATGAGATCGCATCGGAACATCTTTACACTTGTATCCGTAATCTTTTTTCTCGTGTTGATCAATTTTTGCTTTGACTTGGTCGTAACTCATGGGTGGTTTGCAATAGTTTGCGTTGAACTCCATAACTTTGTTTTGCCATTCTCCTGGACCATACTTCTTCTTTGCATAGACACAATAGTGAAATACCACATCATCCCTCGATCCTTCAAAAATACCCATATTTTGCAGTATTTCGATGCATGGAGGGCCGTCAAAAGTGGCTTTTTTCTGTTTTAAAGGCTTTACAGATATGTTTTGAAGTTGGTCGTGTGTGATTGCCTTCTGAGAAACCAAATTGAAGAACTCTTCCATGGTCAAAGACTCACCATTTTCGTTCATAGCGTATCTTCCACTCATGTCACCTTTGAAATAAGGTAGGTTGAGGAAGTTTCCTGTGTCTCCTCGCTCTGCATTCAGAGATTCTTGCTTTGGAAATATCTCACAGTCAGCAAATCCAAGCACGGAAGCTATCTCTGTTAGTTTTGCAATCGCATCTTTAGCAAGAACAGGTTCTTTAAAAAATATAAATAAATGAAATCCTCCCGATTTAGATCGGCAGGGGATAATGGGTAGATTTAATTTTGAATAATTAGCAATTGTCTTGCGTACATCTATAGAGTAGTCATCAACATCGATACAAGACCAAGAACAAGTAGAGTCATCACGGATTGGAATAATACCAAGACTTGGATCATTTCCTTCGACATGGTCTTTCCAATGTTTGTCTGTAACATCTTCTTTAATAATAAAAGCTTTGCCACCGACTTTACCGCTTTCTTTCTTTTCACCTTTGTAAAATACTCCGTGTGCTCGGGTTAGACCACTGAATATCTCTTTTAACTTTTGATACGCTTCCATGAATTAAAAGGGGGACCGAAGTCCCCCAATCAAGTTAAAAGGGAGTAGTGCTATCGCTAGCTTCAGCACCCGCACTGTCGCTAGATTGTTCATAGTTAACCTCTACAGAACCTCTTTTCACTGCTTCAAAGAACTTCTTACCAGCATGATAAACATCTGCTGATACAGGTTCAGCCCTCTTAATATCCCAGCCGTACCAGTCTCCTTTATCATTTGACTGATGCTTGGTTGTCAAGTGGTAAGAGAAATACCAGCTTGGAGGATTAATAACTTGATCCCCATGCTTCACTTGAGCAGAAAGCATCAAACTGTTCCACTTACGTGATCGACTTAGACCGCTCACTTTCATAGAAAGAAGTACCTGCGAGGATAGTCCTTCTTCATTAAGCAGGAGGCAATAATGATTATGTGTGCGTTCTAAGTAAGTTCCCTGTGGAAGCCTAAGTTTACCGTCATTATCTTTTGTGGTCTTATTTAATAATGGGGTATCCACAGGGTGAACAATCGGAGCAGAGGAGCCAGTACCTCTGTCAGACCATTCGAGTTGAACAGGTTCAAAGAAACATGGTACGACTTTGATACCTTCATCACCACTGAAGAGTTCTTCAGTTACAGTGTTGAAAATCATACCTTCCTCTGCACCTTCAACGTATTCACTCTTAGCTTTTTTTGTTTGCGGAGACATAGAGCTAAGAATTTTTAAGAATGGCAACGCAGTCGTATTTAAATCGACTTTTGCCAAACCTTGACCTTGATCTTGAGCCACTAAGCTTAGATCAATAGCATTCGCTACGAGTGCAGAAGATTCTTTCTTTGCAACTTCGTTTTTGGTTTTTGCTTGTTGTGTCATTTACTTTTTTCCTTTTGTTATTTTAGTTTCTGGACGTATGAAAATCCCAAAGAGATCATCAGGGTCCGTGAGTCCTTCTTCGTGACGCTTTTTTAAAGTCGCCTTCAGTGTCGAAGGGTGCACTGATTCTTTCACTTCCGGGGTGATGCCATAGGTAGATTCAATATATCCAGCTAAATCTCCTGCCATATTATCTTCACCCGTTCCGAAACTTGTTGAAACCTTGTTCTTAATTATATCACCAAGGTCATTATCTCTCAGATAATCGTGAGCCTCATCTATTTTCTCTAAAGGTATTTTACAATGAAAAGCTTCTTTAACAGTCACTTTACTACCGTCTTTCATCGTTGTTTCATTGATACCTAATTCCTGCATTTTTGAAGGAATTGTCTCACTAGAGAGAACTTCACGCTCTCTTTTTATTTCTTTAAGTGTTTCTTCGATGTTTTCAATCTCAACATCTAAATCTAATTGTCTTTGAATAAGTTTACTTAGAGAATCTAAGTCGTTGTCTTGTAGCTTTCTAAGGTCTCCTGCATCATGTTTGAGATCCTCAAAACTGATTGTGTTAGCCATTTGTTTGCCTCCTTTGTTTTAGAACAGCTTGGGAGGGCTAGTTTTTTCACCTCCAACTTTCGGGATACAGATAAACATTTCATCCACCCTACTCGAACCTACTCATGATAGCATCAGCCAGTTGGCCCTGCTCTATCACCCCTGTGCGTTACGCCTCTGTAATAAAACGTTGTTCCGCCACAAGCCATAAGTGTCAGCTAAACACTTAATTGTTCAATACAAATCTTATACTTGAAATCCTAACAAAATGCAATATATTATTTTGTATATGGCTAACTTTTTTTTGAAGGAACCTTTTCTTCATCAACTTAAAGCAGTTCGAACTTGTCATGACACAAACGTCAACAATTTCGCCTATTTGATGGAGATGGGAACAGGTAAAACGATAACCGCAATCATGGATATGATGATTCTTCATCATAAAAAAGGTGTGGATAACTGTGTTATCTTTGCACCGAAGTCCGTGTATCGTAACTGGTATAAAGAAATTATTGAATTTGTATCAGCTGATAAAACAAAATATGCAATCCATACCTGGGACCCCAGTTTAAAAGATCCCGAAACAAAAGCGAACTTAACTGATTTATTAGAAAAAAATTCTATACCTTTAAATATATTTTTAATGAATATCGAATCTATCTCATCACCAAAGGGTGTGAAGTTTTTAGAAAAATATTTAAGTGTTCAAGATAAAAATAAAACAATGATGATTGTTGATGAAAGCACCACGATTAAAACACATAATGCTAAACGTACCAAAAGTTTAATTAAATTAACCAAAGATATAAGTTATAAAAGAATCTTAACCGGAACACCTGTTACAAAATCACCTTTAGATATTTATACTCAGTTTGCTTTTCTTGATCCAAAGATTCTTGGTCAGTCGAACTTTTATGCGTTTCGTGCTCGTTATGCCAAGATTATTAATCGACCGACATCAGGTGGTCGTCACTTTCCTTTAATTACAGGCTATCAACGTTTAGATGAATTAGAACAGAAGATTTTTTCTGCTGCATTCCGTGTCAAGAAAGAAGAGTGTACGGACTTGCCACCTAAACTTTATACAAAGAGATTTATACCTATGAGTAAGGAACAGCTCGTAGCGTATGAATCATTGAGAAGAAACGCTATGTTTGTTTTCAATGACAAAACAACCACGTCTGTGAACCGGCTCTCACAGATCGTTAAGTTGCACCAGGTATGTTGTGGATTCACTATTAATGATAATGGTGAAATCCACGACCTGCCTAATAAACGTTACGATGAATTGTTGGATGTTCTGGAGGAAATAGATGGTAAAGTTATCATCTGGGCTACCTATAGACATAACATCAAAACAATAACTAACAAACTAAAGGAGAAATATAATGATACTAAGGCTGCAGCTTTTTATGGTGATACAGAAAATCAAGTACGCTTGGATCTGGTGCGAGATTTTCAATCTCAAACAAGCGATCTTACGTACCTTGTTGCGAACCCTAAGACTGGTGGATATGGAATCACTCTTACTGCCTCTTGTACTGTTGTCTACTTTTCAAACAATTATGATCTTGAAATAAGATTACAAAGTGAGGATCGTGCACACAGAATTGGCCAGAAGAATAAAGTGACTTATGTTGACTTTGTTTGCCAGGGAACGGTTGATGATAAAATATTAACTGCCTTGAAAAACAAAGTTGACATAGCCAGTCAAGTGATGGGTGATGAATTAAAAGAGTGGATTAGTTAAGGATATTTATTTCCGCCTTTAGGTCCATACTTATTTTGACCTCTTACAGGTTTTTTCTTCTTTCTTTTTGCAAGTTCACCAGCTCCAACAACTCCTGCTCCGATAGCACCCATAGTTATATTACCTACAGTTTTATCAGAAATCTTAGATGTTTTTTTTCCAATTTTACCTAAGGCTTTACCAAAACCTCTTAATGCTGAACCTACGATACTCATGATTAATTTTTTGCTCCTGAAGCCATGTCATCGTACATTCCTAGATCACGAATAGCATCTTCTAGGTCAGAACTGTATGTCTCATAGCTAGGATCATCTGGATCCGTATCTCTTAAAATTTGTCTTAGTTCAGCTATCTTTTGCATAATAGCTGTTTCATCAGGATTCTTAGCCATTAAAATACGCCTTGAAATTTACCGCCTTGAGTAGCAGCACCCATACCACGTACTTTTGCAGTACCTGGAGAAACTTGACCACCATTTTTCATGTAGCCCATTTTATTTCTTACTTTTTTTGGAAGTTTACCAAGAGATTTTTTTTTCTCTGTTGGTACAGGTTTTAAATTCTTTTTCATGAAGCCTCCTATTTTTTCTTTTTGCCATAGAGCTTCATAGCTCTCGCAGTGTATGCTTTTTCAATCATACCCTTAGGCATTGGTACATCATAGATTTTAGACTCGTCTATAATCTTAGGTTCTTTAATCTTTATATGTTTGTAAGTATAATTACCCATGACTTAATCCTATGCTAGTTTAACGGTATTTGCAACGATTTCTGCAAGGTGTTCACATCTTTTTGGTGTCTGAGAATGCCACCTAGAATCCTTCATTTCTGCGGCTGCTTTCTCCCAATCCTTAACTCTCATTGCTTTCCACATCTTGGAGAACTTACGAACACCACTGGTCCCCAGTTGAAAAACCATTTCTAAAATTACTTCTTCTACATTTTGTGGTAAATCGTGTCCCACACATTCATCAATTAAAAGGTCAGCCCCCGCAGCAGCTCTATTCAAGTCTAAATCAAATAGTTCTTCGACTTCTTCCATGGAGATTTCTACACCTTCGGCGTATCTTTCTCGTTCGTGAGGCTGAATAAGGTGGCCTATACCAATCGTGGCTTTGCCTAGTGAATCTAAATACATTTGAGTTCTTACACCTTCATGGCCACGAACCCTATCTTTCAGTGAATCTGTAATATTAATCATGCTCCTATACCCCAATGCTTTTCATGTTCATCGGGTTCCCCTTTCTTGAATAGTTTAAGTATAAATTGTTTAATTTTAGATATCATAGACTTTGTTTATAGACAAAATCCCAGCAGGTTTCAAGTTATTTTCTTGAGAAAAGTTAGGAGAAGGAACATTCATAATACCTCCAGCAGGACGAAGATCAGGAATTTGATAATATTGACGTTTTCTTTTTTCTTGTTCCATTTGAAAATAAGGATCTTTCTCCATTTCGTCTCTTAGTATTTGTTCATTCATCATATCGAAAAAATGCTTTCGATAAATTTCTTCATCTAACTGTTGTTTTTGTTCAGGTGAAAATTGATCAAAACGAGGCATTAAAGAATCTACATTACCTCCTTCATTAAAAGAGATAGGAGGATTAATTGATTTTGGAGGTGGCGTAGATAAATCTAATGCTCCTCCTTGTTGAAAGTTCATTGGGACGACACGAACAGAATCAACTCCACCTTGTATTTGTTTTTTCATTATAAACCGCCTATACCTCTTTTAAACATTTGTGTCTCTAGAGCTTCATCTAAAGTTCCGAAAGCCAAATCTGATCTTACATCAGGAGAAAGATTTTGTGAAGCACCTGCAGGCATTGTTTGTTCGTAATCAAGTTGTTCATAATCAACCGGGAACGTAGGAGCTAATCGCTCTTCTAACTGTCCACCAATCTGTGCTTCTTCTTGAGTAATTCCTCTTGGACCAAACATTCTACCCATCATATCTAATTGTTGATCACGAGCGGGTCCCATTTCAACTTTCTTTTGAGGTTCTTTCATTAAACTTAAAATTGATTGTTCTACCTGGTTAACAAAATCCTGTTGATCTAATTCATCTTGTGTAGGCAATGTTTTGTTTGCCCAGTCCAATAAAACTTTATCAACGTCAGTCATTTTACCAACCTCTCCCATTACTGCAGTACGCTTACCTACATCTAAACCAGTGTCTGCTAATTTCTGTGTAAAGGCTTTTAAAACTTTTGGATCACTTAAAATACTCGAACCGTATCGTAGCATGATAGGAATCATCAAAGGCACAATACCACCTGATAGAGCAGAAGCTCCAGCAGTACCTGCACCGAATAATAAAAGACTTCTAAAACCACCCAAAGTAACACGACGGGCTACGAACTTTGAAGGATCTTTAACGGTAAAGCTACCTGCTCTTTCAGCAACTTCTAAGAATCTTTGTAAGTCCTCAATCTTTGTGCCAACAGGTTTTAAGGCTTGAGCTAAAGCTGCTCTTTTATCAATATTAGTTAAACCAATTTTTTCAGCAAAAACGGAAGGGTCAAATTCAACTGTTCTAAATTTAAATAAATCTTGTGATGTTTTGTCGACACCTTCTTTGAAACCATATTTAGCAATCTCGGAAGGAGGTAATCCTTTTAAGTTTTTATAATCACCAATGGTAGAAGCCA